GTTATGGGTGATGTCCGAAAGGTTATCGCAAGGCCAGATGGCCAAAGCACTTGGCATCAGCCAGCCGGCCGTGGCGAAAGCGGTGAAGCGTGGGATGCCGCTCGACTCTTTCGAGGCCGCAACGGAGTGGCGGCGCGCTAACCAGAACGCCAGGCGAACCAAGACATCACAGCCGTCGGCGCCGCGCCCGACTGAACCGGCGCCCGATCCCGTCGATCTGCCCGACGATCTGGCCGTGACCGACCATATGCGCCGGATCGCGGTGCGCGACTTCGAGGCTGCCGGCAGTATCCAAGAGCGCGCCGCGGCGAGCCGCACCGTCCGCGATGCCGAAGAGGCGCACGAGACGCGGAAGCGCGACATGGTCAAAAGCGAGCAAGAGGCCCAGACTCTCATGCACCGAGACCAAGTGCAGGCCGTGATCGCTGAGGAGACGGGCAAGCTGCGCTCACTCCTCGAGGCCATGCCGGCCGCCATCGCCCAGGCAGCCAACCCATCCGACCCCGAGTTGGCCCGAGACACGGTGGCCGACTACCTCGAGCAGGTCTTCAGCACACTCAGCAACACCGGCAATGCCCTGCGCCTGGATTCCTGATTCAAGCGCCCGATCCCGCGCCATGTGGCAGGCCCAATGGGTGCCGCATCCGCGGCAGTCGGTCACCGAGTGGGCCGAGGCCAATATTTCTTTTTCGTCTCGCTTCACGTCATCCCCCGGGCCGTTTCGCGTTCGCTCTTACCCTTACATGCGAGAATGGCTCGATGCGTTCCACCCTGCCAGCGGCGTCCGCTCCATGGCCTTGCTTTGCGGCGCCCAAGTGGCGAAATCAACCGCCATCCAAGTCGGTATGGCTTACCGCCTCTGCCGCGCACCAGCGCCGGCCCTTTGGGTGCTCGACACCCAGACCAACGCCCAATCTTTTTCCGAGTCGCGCTGGCAAGTGATGATCGACGACAACGAAGTTCTGCGCGCCGAGATGCCCGGCAACAAAGACAAATTCAAAAACCTCGACCAAGCCTTCCGCCGAATGCACCTCTGGTTCGTCGGGTCCAACAGCCCGGGCAACTTGGCCGGCCGTTCCATTTCGCTCCTCTGCCTCGACGAGGTCGACAAATACAAAACCAAAACCAAGCAAGAGGCCGCCGCCGTCCAGCTCGCCGTGCAACGCACCGCCTCCTTCCCCATGGCGCTCATCGTGCAAACCAGCACGCCGACCACGCAGGAAGGCTCGATCTGGAAAGCCTGGCTCGAGGGCGACCAGCGCCGCTTCTGGGTGCCATGCCCACATTGCCAGGCGATGACCCTGCTCAACTGGCCCATGATGAAATGGGACGACGACGCCAAAATCAGCGAAAGCCAATGGGATCTCAAGCGCGTCCGCGAGACCGCCCGCCTCGAGTGCCCGCATTGCAACGGCCACATCACCGACGCCAGCAAAACCAAAATGCTCCGCGAAGGCGAATGGCGCGCGGAAAACCTCGGCGCTCTCCCCGGCCATCGCAGCTACCACTTGTCCGCGCTTTACTCCGTGCGCCGCAGCTTCGGCGCCCTCGCCGTTAAATTCCTCCAAGACAAACAATCCCTCATGGGCTTGCAGGATTTCGTCAACAGCATCCTGGCCGAGCCTTGGGAGGAAGCCATGACCACCGAGAGCCGCCCGCTCACCGTCGGCGAATACACCCTGCGCTCGCCGGTTGAAGAAGGCACCGCCCGCATCATGGCCGTCGACGTGCAGCAAGACTGCTTCTATTTCGTTTGCCGTTCGTTCGCAAAAGACGGCAGCAGCAAACTCATCGACGAAGGCCGCCTGACCACCTGGGCCGACCTTGAGTTCAAAGTTGCGGAGCTTGGGTTAGATAATCTCCGCAACATCGGCGGAATGATGGCCAAGCTAGTCGTGGTCGACAGCGGATTCCGCACCGACGAAGTCTTGGACGTTTGTATCCGCAACCGCTACATCCCGGCCAAAGGTGAAGACCGGCTCGAAGGCTACGGCGTCAAATTCGGCAAATCCCTCCGCAAAGCCATCTCCGTCATCAAACCCTACCGCCGCGGCTGGTTCCTCATGCTCTTCAGTTCGCCCGCCGCGCAAGACGTCCTCGAGTGGCTCCGCGGCGGCAAAGGCCCCGCGTGGACCGTCGCCGCAGACGCCAGCGAAGAATACAAAGCCCACCTCGACTCCCACCGCAAAGTCGTCAAACGCTCCCCGCTCACCGGCCGCGAGACCTACCTCTGGAAACAGATCGGCCGCCGCCCCGACCACATGCTCGACTGCGAGCTCATGATCCTCGCCCTCGCCGAATACGGGAACATCATCAAGCCGAAGTTGGACGCCGTAACAGAGTAAAACAGGGGGTCAAAAAAAACTTTCAAAAAGGTGAAACTTTTCCTTGCATACTCAAGCGGCTGGCGTATTATGAACACTGTGAACACTGTGAACACGAAAAACACTCAATGGATCAAAAAAACCGCACAGATTTTTGGCATCAGCTTTGATGCCGCAAAAGCCATGTGCGACAAAGCAAACGAACGCAATACCAAGACGCACACGGCGGGCAAATGCTTGGCCGAGGCCGTGCAGTCTGGCCTTGCTCTTCGCGGCGGAATTGCCAACGCGAGCGCCTTTGCAAAATAATGAAAGCCATTATTGATCCCGATGGCGGATACAACGTCTTGTTAGAGACAAAGGAAGAAGCGGAATATCTGATGCGAAGCGCCATGTTCGGAACTCGTTGCCCGTTCTTTTGCAGGAAGTGCGGAATCTTTTTTGATTCACCGAAACGAACACAAGAATGCGCGCAATGCAAAAAACTAATGGAAAAAGTATCTCGCTTGCTTGATGAAGAATGCCTTCGATACGGCGGGCCTTGGGATCAATGAACTGCCCACACTGCAATAAGACCCTGCCCGCGCACATCGTGGACACCCGCGCCACTGGCAGCAAGGGCGGCAAGGTCAAGTCGCCGCTCAAGGCCCGCACCCGCGAGCAGGCGCAAGCTGCGATCCGGGCGCGGTGGGCCAAGTATCGCGCCAAGCAAAAGCAGGCCAAGCAAACTTCTTAGCCGTGCAATAACGGCAAATGAAGTTGCGGCTGTGTAATTTTGCCGTTTTTGCTTTTGTTGGCTATCGCCTCAAGCGGTTGCAGGTTTTGCCAGTTCATCGCCAAGGCAAGCTGCCTTCCGTCTGAGAGATCAAAAGCGCAAAGCGGAACAATGTGGTCAACGTGCCAATAGCTTCCGTAGTTGTCCCAATTCATGTGCCTATCAAAGAGCGACTCCAAATGCTTACGCAAAGCGTCTAAAGAACATCCGATAAGCGCCAGAGTTGGCGCCTGTTTGGATTTACCAGCAAGCAAAGAGCAAAGACGGGCGCGCAAGTGCGATGCCATGCGGAACATCGGGTCTGTTCTTCTTTTCACGCGAGTATAGTTGGCGCGCTTTTTTCTTTGCGCGGTCAGACGCTCAGAATCAGCAAAAACTTTATCTCTCCATTTTTTGCGCCAGCCAATCCGGCGAGCCATTAGCTGTGGATTCAGCTTGTCGCGCTTGTATCTTTTCTTTGAAAGTTCTCGCTTTCGCTCAATAAACGATGGGTCGTTTTCTTTGTTTTTGTGGTAGAAACGAGTTGCGGACTCAAGTTTGCGAGCAGGGTTTTTGGCGTAATTCTTTCTGTCCCTTGCGCGGATATGCTCTCCTATCCGTTGCTGCCTAAGAATGCACCTCTGGCGATCTTTCTCCAAAAAAGCAGCATACTTTTCAGAGTCTTGCTTAAGACGCGCAAGCCACTCACGCCTTGATTTTGCAGCCTTTGCGCGCCGAATGGCGTCCTTGTCTGCGACATCCGGTGACATTACAGTTGGGTCAGCTTCATTCATGTTTGCTCATGTTTGAGGTTAGATGGCGGGACGAGTTGGACCTCGTTTCGCCATCGCCATTTATAGGCTTTCTACAGAGAATGTCAAACGCGCTCCTTTGACACAATCAAGCGGAATAATGACTCCGCGCTCGTTCGTTTTTTCTGTTTGGGTGGCAAACAACAAAGAAGCGGCCAAGACGGTTAGCGCGCTTGAGGCCATCGCCTCCAATAATTTTGCCGTCGCCAAAGAAGGCGGCAAGGTCATCACCTCAGTCTCAATGGGGGGCAAGAGCTACTCTTTCGCGCTCCCGCCCGACCAGACCGCCGGCACCGTCGCCGAGCTCGCCTTCTACGCGTGGAAGCAAATTAAAGACCTTTCCGCCGCCGACCTCGAGCTCTGGCTTACCCGCAAGACGAACAAGACCACCATCGCCGCCTTCAACTACCCGCTCGTATGAAATTAGCCGACCGCTGGAAACTCGTCACCCGCGCCTTCAGCCCGAAGGCCCAGAGCTACGACGCCGCGCGTCCCTCCATCCAGCGCCGATTCCCCTACAACGCCAGCGCCGTTGACTCACACATCGACGTATCCGGCGCCGACCGCGAGCGGCTAATGAAGTTAAGCCGCTGGGTATACAACAATATGCCCTTCGTGCGCGGCCTCGTCAGCGAAAAAGCCCGCTACGCCACCGGCACCGGCATCCGCCCACAGGCCCGATCTGGCGACGAAGCCTGGGACACCGCCGCCGAAACTTTCTTTGAGCAATGGTCCCGCGTGGCAGACATCCAAGGCCGCTACACCTGGCGAGAAATGCAGCGGGTGGCGTCCATCGCCATTGACCGCGACGGCGAAGTTTTCTTCCGCGCCACCGCGCAGAGCACCGGCTATCCCGCCCTGCAACTCATCCTTGCCCACCGCATCGGCGATGCGCGCTCCTCGATCTACGAACCGAGCAACCCTGTCGCCCGCGAGGGCGCGCAGAACGTCATCGACGGCGTGGTAGTCAACGACCAGATGCGCCCCATCTTCTACCGCCACCTGATCGGTGACGGCATTGATCCCGCGCAACGCTTTGAGGACATCCCCGCGCAGCAACTCATCCACGTCGGCGAAGCCAGCCAAGGCGACGAGCTGCGCTACGTCACGCCGCTCGCCCCGTCCATCAACCACCTCCGCGATGTGTCCGACGCCATCTCGTTTGAGAAAATGGCGCTCAAAATTTCCTCCTACATCGCCCTCGCCATCAAAAGCAGCAACCCGCAAGGCGCCGACTTCTTCGGCGAATCCACCGCCAGCGTCAACGCCCAGGACAACAGCGAAGTCACCGTCGAATCCCTCGGCAACGCCGGCGGCGCCATTCCGCGCCTCGGCATGGGCGAGGACTTGATCTCGTGGACATCGAACCGCCCCACGCAAAACTTCCGCGAGTTCTGCGACCTGCTCCTTCGCGAAGTCTGCCTCAACATCGGCGTTCCTTGGGAATTTGCCGCACGTCCCGCCGATGCCGGTGGCGCCGCCCTCCGCGCCGTGCTCGTCCGAGCGCAACGCACCTTTGAGCAACGCCAAGCCCTGCTCATCGACCGCCTCTGCTCCCGCGTCTGGGCGCACGTCATCACCCTCGGAATGCAGCGCGGCCTCATCCCGCAGAATGAAAATTGGTGGCGCGTCGAATGGCAACGCCCGGCGGCTGCGTCGGTAGACTACGGACGCGAGGCGCAAGCAAACCTCAACGATGTCCGCGCCGGCCTCCGCACTTACTCCGAGGACTACTCCGAGCGCGGCCTCGAGTGGAAAGACCAACTCCGCCAGCGCGCCGTCGAGGCCAAGTATCTGGCCGACTTGTCCGCAGAGTTTGGCATCAACGCCGACAGCATCGCCACTTTCAATCCCAACCCTGCACCGCCGACCGCGGCACCAGCGCCAGCGACCGATGGCCGTTGACCTCAAGCCGACCGAAGCGATGGCCGCCGAAGCCGAGCGCGGTCTTGCCTGGCGCGAGGAACACAATCGCGGCGGCACCGAAGTCGGCGTGGCCCGCGCGCGCGACATCAAGAACCGCAAGAACCTTTCGCCCGATACCGTGCGCCGCATGAAGTCCTACTTCGCTCGGCATGAGGTCGATAAAGACGCCGAAGGTTTCAGCCCGGGGGAGGAAGGTTATCCCAGCGCCGGCCGCATCGCGTGGGCGCTCTGGGGCGGTGACGCTGGGCAATCATGGGCCAACCGCAAAAGCGACGAACTTGACAACGAGGCCGAAGCGATGGCCGCAAATTCTAAATGGTATGCAATTCAACAGACCGCAGACGGCGAAGCCGAAGTGTCCATTTATGATGAGATCGGTTTTGGTGGCGTCACCGCAAAATCCTTTCTTGCCGAACTCAAAAAACTTTCCGGCCAGCGTGTTCACCTCCGCATCAATTCAGTCGGCGGATCAGTTGTCGAAGGAGCCGCAATCTACAACGCGCTACGTCGGCACAAAGGCGGCTTAGTCGTTCACATCGATGCACTTGCAGCCTCGATGGCCTCGGTCATCGCCATGGCCGGCGACGAGACACTGATCGCCGACAACGCGCTCGTCATGATCCACAACCCGTGGGGCATGACCATGGGCGATGCCGACGAACTCCGCAAAGAAGCCGACATCCTCGACAAGCTCAAGGCCACCCTGGTCAACGCTTACGTCCGCAAGACCGGCATGGAAGCCGAGCAAGTCGCGCAAATGATGGATGACGAAACGTGGCTCGATGCCACCGAAGCCGTGGCCCTCGGTTTTGCCGACGCCATCGAAGACGGCATCGAAGCCGCCGCCTCCATCACACCCGAAGCCGCCCGCGCGCGCTTTGACACTTTCCAGAACTCTATGGCCCGCAAAACGACCAAAACCATCAAAGCCGAAGAGGCCGCACCCGCCGAAGTTGTTGCGGAGCCGGTTGTCGAAGCCCCCGTCACGGACGGCGCGGTTGACACTTCCTCGGAGGATAACATGAACGCCGAACTTCAAGCGAAGGTTGACGCCCTCCAGGCCGACCTCGCCGCCAAAGTCGAAGCCGAAGCCGCGCAGGCGCAAGCCAGCGAGGACATGGCCAAGGAACTCGAA